AGCGCCTGATCGTATGACCAGCGGCGGCGCGCTCCAAGTGGGCGCGCCGCTTTTTGTGGGGGGATAGCGATGATGTGCATGACGGCCGCTGAAATGCGCGATTTGTCCGGGCTGACTTTCGCCACAGACGCGGCGGCGGAAGCGGCGATTCTCGCCGCACAGCAGGTGACGGAGGGCTACCTGAACCGCGCGCTTTGCAAGGGCGACCAGGACGAGACGTTCGACCTGTGCGGCCGGCGTACCGTCCTGCTGCACGCGTATCCGGTTGATTCACTGGTTTCCGTCACGCTGGACGGCGAGGATGTGGACGGCTGTGAAATGTGCGAACTGAGCGGTATTCTGGCGTTGCCGCGGAACGCGGCGCCCGGCGAGCGGCTGCGTGTGCGGTACATCGGCGGATTCCCTGCCGATGCGATGCCGATGCCGATCAAGGTGGCGTGCGCGCTGATCTGGCGGGCGATCTCCCATGCGGCCGAGAACGACGGGCAGCAGGTGGTAACTGAGCGGCTCGACGGGTATTCCGTGACCTACGTGTCGCCGGCACAGGCGGTGGGCGGGCTGGACCGGCTCGCGCCGATGGCGGCTGCGCTGATCTCGCCGTACCGCGGGAAGGCATGGTGATGCCGTGAACATGGAACTTATGCGGAGGCGCGTCGAGGCGGTCTGCCGGCGCTTTCCCACCGAGACGGCGGTGTTTTCGCGTCCGGTTTTGGACGCGTACAACCAACCGACCGACGAGAACACGTCGCTCGGCTCCGTGGAATGCTGGCGCATTCCGGGCGCCCGGCCGGACCAGTGGGCGGTCGCCCAGGCCGGTCAGACGTATGCCGACGATGACGCGCTCTGGGTGACGGTCATCTGGCGCGCCGATCTTCCCCAGTGGAAGCACGGCGACGTCTGCATGCTGCCGGACGGCGTGAAGCGAACGGTCCGGAACATCCAGAACCGCGGCGACGTTCGCGTGTTCCTCCAGCTTGCGGAGGTGTAGCGCATGGACGGCTTCAAGATCGACACCAGCGATTTCCTCCGGGCGACCGCGGCTTTGAAGGAGCGGGCGCAGAAGAACACACTCCGGTTCGCGGAAGCAGCCGCGTCCGAGTTTGAGCGCGCTGCCAAGACTGACGCGCCGTGGGTGGACCGGTCCGGCACAGCGCGAGGCAACCTGTACGGCAAGGCGGACCAGAACGGGAACCGCACGCGCATTGAGATGGGCGGCTCGGCTCCGAACCAGAACGCGACGAAGAGCGCGTATCCGGACTATATGGAGATTCTGGAATTCGGCCACAACTCGCTGAAGCGAGATTTCCCAGACCTGTCGATCCTCTATCCGACGCGGGATGCGCTGGCGGAGGGCATCAAAGTGCAGTACGGCGACGCGGTCCTTCGGGGCATGACGGGGTTTAAAATCCCGCGCTCGAAGGCGGCGATGCGCGTGCGCGCGCGGAATTTCCGGAATCGGCAGCGATGATGGAGGTGGCACATGAATAACCGGGATTCCATGTACTCGGCGCTGAAGAGCGCCGGGCTGGCGGTGTACCTGCCGGGCCAGTTTGATGGGAATTGTACATCGCCGTTCGTCGTGGTCAGCGACGGCGGCACAGTGCCGACCGGGAAAACGACCGGCATCAAGCGGTTTCTGGTGACCGGGTATGTTCCGATTGGGCGGCTGACTGACCTGCGCGCGCTGCTGGCATCCTCGCAGGCTGCGCTGCGCGCCGTGCCGGCGGTCAAGACCACCGGCGAAATCTCGCACGAGGAAATCGACGAAGAACGGGCGGCACACTTCGCCAGCATGGAGTATGCGGCGCTGTGCTCGCTCATTTGAAAAGGGAGGGTGATCTGGATGGCTCTGCTTGAGGGTTTCAACATCGCAAACGTGGAACGCGTGAAGATCGTAACGGACGAGACTACGCCGCTTACGCACGTGTTCCAGACGGCGAATTCGGCGACGGCGACGCCGGCCGTGTCCGCTGGCCAGGAGGTCGAGCAGCGCGTGAAGAACGCGATCAAGGGCCTGCTGCGCACGGAGGACATCGTCAAGGGCTATGACCTTGAACTGGAAGACCAGCGCGTGATCATCGAGGTGTTCTCGCTGATCGACGGCGGTGCGGTCACCGGCAGCGGCGCTGCCTGGACGAAGTACACCGGTCCGGCCGCGGGCGCTTCCGTGACGCGGAAGTCGTTCACGCTGTACCTGTACACGTCCGACCGCGACACCGACGGCGGCGCGCTCGCCTACCACGAGTGGGTGTTCCCTGGCTGCAAGGGCAAGGCCGTGCCGCTGAACTTCGCGGACGCAGCGTTCTCGTCCATGAAGTACTCGATCACCAGCCGCCCGGCGTCCGGCGTGGCAGTGATCGATGTGAACAAGATCGACGAACTGCCGGCCGTGGCCTGATGACCGGATGAACCAAGCGGAGCGCCTGCATGGCGCTCCGCCTTTTTTGTGAAGGAGGGCTTCCTGTGGCGATCACTTCGATTGAGGAAATTCGCGCGGCGAACGCTGCGCAGGAGATTGAACTTTCGGGCTGGGAGCCGGGCGTGCCGTTTCGGTGCAAGGCGCGGCGTCCCCGCCTTTTTGAAATGGCCGCGGCCGGCGAGATCCCGAACCCGCTCCTGCCGGTTGTCGAGGAGCTTTTCATGCAGAACTCCGCGGCGCTGGGCAAACGCAGCGTAGCGGACCAGTCGAAGGCGCTGATTGCGCTGGCGGACATGACGCTGGTTGAGCCGACGGCGGCGGAAATCCATGAGGCGGGCGCCGTGCTGACGGACGATCAGCTGCTGGAAATCTACACTTTCGTTCTGGGAGGTGCGGCTGCGCTTGCCGGGTTTCGTGAAGCAGCGCGGCGTGCAACTAGCGGTAATGCTCAAGCAAATGAACGCAAGGCCAAGCGAACTACTGCGGGTGGATGATGAAATCGCGGCATGGTGTCTGGACGAGGCGGTCTTTGACATCCTGCTGCGCCTTGGCCAGAAGCAGAAGCTGCGCCCGGCGAAAACGACGGACAATGCGGCGGTGATCGCAATGCTGAAGGGTGGCGGTAGACGTGGGGCTTGATGCTGGTAAGGTCGTTGCGTATCTGATGCTGGATACGACGAAATTCGAGAGCGGTATCGCGACCGGCCGCAGCCTGATCAAGACGCTGTCCTCGGACAGCGCGACCGCGGCAAAGAAGGCGCTTGCCATCGGCGACGCGATGGCGTCCACCGGCAAGCTCATGACGCTGGGCCTGACGGCGCCCATCTTGGGGCTGGGCGCGGCGGCGGTGACCACGTTCACGTCGTTCGATGATGCCATCCGGCAGGTCACGGCGACGATGGAGGCGTCCGAGGAGGAAACCAAGCAGCTAACCGAAGCGGCGGAGGAGATCGGGCTTACGACGCAATTCTCCGCGACGCAGGCGGCGACGGCGTTGAACGCGTTGGCCGCGGCGGGTTATGACGCCACCGGCGCCATCGCCGCGATGCCGACGGTCCTGAAGCTGTCCGCGGCCGCGGGCATCGATCTGGAAGCAGCGGCTTCCATGCTGACCGACAGCATGTCCTCGTTGGGGCTGGGCGTTTCCGACATGGAAGGGTTTGTGGACCAGCTTGCCAAGGGTGCCAGCGTTTCGAACGCGAGCATTGCGCAGCTAGGCGAGGCGGTCCTGACCGTGGGCGGCACGGCGAAAATGCTCAAGGGCGGCACGGTCGAACTGAACGCGGAACTGGGCGTTCTGGCGAACAACGGCTTGAAGGGCGCCGAGGGCGGCACCATGCTCCGGAACGTGCTCAATGCGCTGGCGGCACCGACCGACCAGGCCGCGAAGGTCATGAAGAAGTACGGGGTGGCGGCGTTCGACGCTGAGGGGAACTTCCGCGGGTTGAACGACATTTTCACCGACCTGGCAAAGGTCATGGACGGCTGGTCGGACGAAAAGCGTTCCTCGCTCATGTCTGAAATCTTCAACGTCCGCGACCTGAAGGCCGCGGAGGCGCTCATGGCCGGGACTACCGGTCTGTACGAGAAGTTCTCCGGCGAGATCGAAAACTCGCAGGGCGCGGCGCAGCGGTTCGCCGACACACTGTCCGGCGGCTTGTCCGGTTCGATGGAAAAGATGAAGGCCGCGCTCCAGGGCCTGGGCATTGAGTTCGGCGAGGACCTGGCGCCGACGGTGCAGAGCGTCGCCGAATGGGTGACGAACCTGACGCGAAGCTGGGCTTCGATGGACGAAGGCACCCAGCAGACGATAATCCATGTCGCGGCGTTCGTCGCGGCGACCGGTCCGGCGCTGATCGTCCTTGGTAAGCTGGTTACCGGCGTGACGGCGGTAGCGACGGCGTTGAGCGGTCCGGTCGGGCTGGTAACGCTGGGCGTGGCCGGTGTCGCGGCGCTGGGGACCGCGCTCGCGCTCCTTCCTGGCCATATGGACGCGGTGGACGAGGCGCTGTCCAAGGTCGATCCTGAAAAGCTGGCCGCGTTCAAGAAGGGTTTTGACTCTGTCAGCGTGGACGTGACCGTGAAGGCGAACGCGAAGGTTGAGGCTGGCACGATCTACGACCAGGTGTACGCGGCGCTGACCGACGGCAAGCCGGACACGGAAGAGCAGACGAAAACGCTGACCACCGAGGTGCAGACCTATTACGACAAGTTGATCGGCGAGATCAATTTGGACACCGAGACGAAGCTGAAGGACCTGAAGAGCCAGCTCGAAAACGGGTTTATCACGATTGAGGAATACCAAACCCGCGCGGATGCGATCACGGCGAATAACGGCGCGCTGATCGCCAACGTCCAGTCCACCTGCAGCGACACGCTGAAGTACATCACGACCATGTCGGGCAAGTCCACCGAGGCGGTAAAGGGTTCGCTCGATGAAATGGAAGCGTTGAAAAGGCGGGGCCAGGAACTGGCGGCGGAGGTCGCCAAGCTGGCGGAGGAGGCCGCGTCGGCCGATGCGCTGCGCGCGCAGCGCTTGGTGAAGGCGGGCGTCAAGACCGACGATGAAACCACCGGCTTGGCGTTCACGTCCGCGAGCAGCCAGTACAAGGTCGATAACTACGACGCCGAGCAGACCGCGGCTGGCTTGCGGAAGGGCGTGGATGAGCGGTTTGATGAGCAGTCGAAGGGTGCCAGCGGCGCGGCGCTGGATAAGCTGAAGGCTGACCACGACGCACAGGTCGCTCAGATTGAGGCCGGGCTTGCGGCCGACAAGGCGCGCATTCAGGCGGCGTACCTGCAATCGCTGAACGAGCTGTTCGCGGGCCTGGCCAGCCAGAACCCGGAACTGCAGGCACAGTTGTCCGGCGCGTTTGAAAAGCTGGACATTGCTTCTGCGTTGCAAAAGGCGCTGGACAGCGGCGATACAAGCGGGCTGACTGAAAACAAGGCACTGATGGACCGGCTTGGTAAGGCGCTGGGGCTGGATGATCCGGCATCGTTTTTGAACAATGCCGAGGTTGAGGGCGGCCAGGAGGGCTTTCAGAACGCGCTTCAAACCTATATCACCAAGTTGGTGGGCGGCGCAAGCGAGGCGACCAGCGGGTTGGAATCGTCGCCGATGGCGACCGCCATGCAGGGCCTGATCGATGAGGGCCTGCTGGCCGGGTTCGACTTCGATAATACCGAGACGAAGGACAAGCTGGCGCTGGCGATTGGCAAGATGAACCTTCCGCAGTTGCTCGCCGATGCCATGAAGCAGCCGGGCCTGGACACCATGACCGGAACCAGCGAAGGCTCCGGCGCGACGAAGCTGCCGCTTGAGGTGACGCCGGACGTGACGATCGAGGAAGGCGCCCAGCAGAAGGCAATGGACGCGCTCCGGGACGCGATCACGAGGGGCGACGCGACTGGCGCCGAAGGCGAGGGTGATGGGTCCAGTGCGGCGTCCGTGACGATGCCGGTCGCGGTTTCGCCGGAGCCGGTGGTCGAGGAAGGTGCCGGGGAGAAGCTGGTAAACGCTGTTGCAGGCGCGATCTCGTCCGCGGTGGGCGCGGTCACCGATGCGGGTAAGTCCATCTCAAAGGCGGCGGCGACCGCCTTTTCATCCGAGACCGGTTCGGCGAAAACGGCCGGCGGGGACATGGTACAGGGGTTGATCCAGGGTGCGAACGACAAGCGTTCGGCGCTGATCGCCACGTTCGAGGGCTTGATGCTGGCGGCGATCCTCGCGGCGAAGCATAAGGCGGGCATCGCGTCGCCGTCCAAGGTATTCCGCGGCATCGGCCAGAACATCGCGGACTCGTTCGCGCTGGGCGTGGATGAGCGCATGCTTTCCTCGCAGCGCGCGGTGGAGCGCCTGGTCGGAGTTCCGGCGAACACTTCCAAAAGTGCGCCGCGTGCGGCCGCGCTGACCATCGACTACGGCAAGCTGGCGGACGCGATGGCGAGCCGGCCGACGATCCTCAACGTGAACGGGAAGGCGTTCGCCCAGGCGACCGCAACGGAGAACACGAGCGCCGTCGCGTCGCGGCAGCGGCGGCTTGATCTCGGAAAGGGGTTGGTGTGATGAGCGACCTGTCGTTCACCTGGCGCGGCGTTTCCTCCGATACGCATGGCGTGGTGGTGCGCAGCCTGCCGGCGCCGATCTCCGGCGCGCAGCGGAACACCACCGTGATCGTGCCGGGCCGGCACGGCGCGCTCCATCTCATGGACGAAGCGCGCGACGAGATTCTGCTGAACATCGAATGCTATCTGCCGTATGAGCAGGGCGTGTCGGTTTCGGACCTGCGCACCATCGTCGGATGGCTGACGGGCAGCGGGCAGCTTGTTTTGTCCGATCAGCCGGGCGTCTTTTTTTATGGGCAGATCCTTGATGCGGTGAACTACGAGCCGGTGCTGTCGGGCTTCCAGGACCGCGTCTTTTCGCTGCCGGTCTGGGTGAAGCCTCACGCCTACAAGACGGGCGTGAGCGATATTACAGTGGCCGTGTCGGGTACGGAGGTGGTGAATCCTTGCACGGCCGAATCGGAGCCGGTCATCACGGTGACCGGCTCCGGCGACATCACGCTGAACATCGGCGACTATCAGGTGGAGCTTGACATGACGGACGGGCAGATCACGCTGGACTGTGAGGCGCGCCTGGCACACAAGGACGGCGTGCTTGCTGGCTCCAAGGTGACGCTGTCCGAGTGGCCGGTCCTGGTTCCGGGCGCGAACGCGATTTCATGGACCGGCACGGTGACGAAGGTTGCGATCAGCCCGCGCTGGCGCTGGGCGTAACGGGGAGGTGTTGGCGTGGGCAATGTCTACGTGTATGAGGCGGATGCGACCGACTTCGCCTGTGTGGGCCTGGTCGGTGCGCTGACGCCGACCGAGTGCCGGCACGAGGAAGTCGGAAACGGCGCGAGCGAGTTGACGCTGGTCCATCCGGTGGACGATTGGGGCCGGTACGCTGCGCTCCTTCCCGACCGCATCCTCCGGGCGCCGATTCCGGTCCGCACCTGCCCGGAGATCTCGGAGGGGACCATCGTCACGACTTTCGAGGTGTGGACGGTCCTGTCGACTGCAACAAAGGGGCAGCGGTATGTCTACTCGAAAAAGTCCGGCGGCAGCAAGAAGAAGCTTCTCAAAGCCGGCACGCGCGTGCTGGTCACCTGGAAGGACGAAGCCGTGGGCCGGTACAAGATTCGGTACGGTGGGCGCATCACCGACGGGACGGCGGGCCTGCCGACCATGAAGGGCGGCACGTCCGGCTGGATCAGCAAGGCCGCGCTGTACTTTGAGACCACCGAAACGGCGCCGGCGACGCCTGCCGGTATCGAGGCGTTGGAGCCTGCCTGGCGTGTGCGCGATCAGTTGTTCCGCATCACGGAGGTCAAGAAGAGCGAGTCCGGGAAGAGCGTCACGGTGACGGCGCTGCGCCTTTTCTACGACCTGCGCGGGAACCTGACGAACTACAAGAACACCGGGACCGTCCAGGCGCTGGCCGCGCTGGCCGCGATCAAGACGAACCTGTCCGTGGCGACGGATTTCGATTTCTACACGGACATCGTCGGCACGCGCACCGGCATCGATTGGGCGCGCATGAACCCGGTTCGGGCGCTGCTTGATGACGATGCGGGCTTTTGCGCGCTGTGGGGCGCACAGCTTGTCCGCGACGATTGGGATGTTTACCTGCTGTCCGAGGCGGGCATGGACCGCGGCGTCCGCATCGAGTACGCGAAAAACCTGACCGGCGTGGATTGCGTGGAAAACGTCGAGGACGTGATCACACGGATCATTCCCGTCGGGCAAACCAAGAAGGGCGGAGAGCTGCTGCTGGACGGCGATATCTGGGTGGACTCGGAGCACATCGCCGAGTACGCGTCGCCGCACATCAATTTTCTGAAATGCGATAACGCGAAGGTGAGCGACTCCGTTTCGACGGCGCTCGCGCGCGCCCGCATGCGCGAAAAGGCACAGGCGATGTTCACGGACGGCTGCGATCTGCCGAAGATCAGCGTGTCCATCGACTTCGTGAACCTGGGCGATACCGAGGAATACGCACAGTATCGCGCGCTGGAGGGCGTGTTCCTGTTCGACACGGTCCACGTCCACCATCCGAAGCTGGGCATCGACGTTCAGGCGGAAGTTGTGCGCCATGTCTGGGATTGCCTGAATGAGCGCGTGCTGGAAGTTGAGCTGGGGTCTGCGACCGGGAACCTTACGACCGCGGCGTCGGCCGAGGCGATGGTCGAGGCGCGGCTCGCGGAGATGCAGGCGAACGTGCTCGATATCCTGCCGTATGCGGACCTGTCAAAGAACACGACGATCAGCTCGGCCGTGCTCGCGGTTTCGGTGGAATCCTCCGCGGGCAGCGTGCTGAAAAGCCAATCCACGACGACCGGGGCAACGCTGACCGCCAGGGTATACCGCGGCGGCGTGGAGATCACCGACACTGTGGATGCGTCGTTGTTCAGCTGGTCGCGGGAGAGTGGAAACTCCACATCAGACGACGCCTGGAAGGCCGCGCACGCCGGGGTTAAGGCTGTGACGGTGACGGCGGCGGAGTTCGCCAGCGCGCCGGCGGTCTATTATTGCGATGTCGCGGATGCGGCGGAGGAGGTGTAATCATGGCAGCACGCGGCTCGATTGCCATGCAATGGGTTGCCCAGGAGGTGTATAAATCCGCAACGGACCCCGCCTCCCCGACCGATGGGCTGATCGTCTACAACACCGCGCAGAATGTCCTCAAAAAGTGGGATGCTGCGACGTCCGCCTGGGTTGCCATCGCGGACTACAACGCGATGACCACCAACATGGGCGCCGTGCAGAATGTGACCACGTACAATTCTAACTTCCTGGGCTTACTCGCGTGCGCGTCCTACGGGAGCGATGGCTTGACGTTGAAGGGCCTGGGCGAGGTCCTTCAGCTTGTCCTCGGTGCTGCACAGATCACCTTCAAAAACAACGGCGAGGCGGTCATCTGGATCGGCCAACAAATGACCTACCTTACCACGGTGAAAGTGAGCACGGCGCTGAAGGTAGGGGATTCTGCGTCCTTAATCCCCACGGCGAACGGGTTCACGATCAAATAGGAGGGGTAAGCAATGGCAGCGATCGGAACGCTTGGAACGATCACCTGTGCGGAGAATACAACCGGGCTAAGTGGGGTTTTGCCCGCTAACAAGCATATCCAAACCTCGTCGGTGAAAATCAGCGTACCCGTCACATGGAGCGGCGTTGATTTGGACCCTGGCGCATTTATCAGCTATGTGGTGCAGGTTTACAAAGTTTCCGACAACTCGCTTTTTAATACGCTGTACATGAACAATTACCCATCCGGGGCGTCCGGAAGTTATACGGATTTTATCATCGTCAACATGCCGAACCTTCAATTCGCCGGTAGTTCGGTGGTTGGACCGTCTTTGGTCGATGGCGTTAGCTACAAATTCGTCGTAACGGCCCGCCTGTATAAAACGGTTGGGACTTACGACACGCCGCTTGCCACGGCGACGCTCAATTACACATTCACCTACTACACTTATGCGGCCCCTGCCGTTTCTTCATTTGTCGTTCAGCGCTGCTTGACCGACGGCACGCTGAGCGATGACGGAACCTACGTGAAGGCCACCGTCGTTTTTTCGATATCATCCCTCGGTAGCGGTAACACGAAATCGCTCCTGATCTACCGGAAGTTGAAAGCGGACAGCAGCTGGACTCTTGACACGACCTGCTCTATTTCGGCGTATTCCGGGACATGGGGTGCAACGAAACTCGCTCTTACCTATGCTGTGACGTCATCGTATGACCTGAAAGCCGTGCTTGCCGACAAACTCAATACCATCTCAAACTTAAAAGAAGTCTTGTATGCTTCTGCGACGATGGATGTTGACACGGTGAATAAGAAGGTCGCCATTGGTAAGAAAGTAGTGAGCGGCGGGCCTGGGTTCGACGTCGGGTCATCTTCGATCTTCCGTGACACTGTGGAATTTGAAAAGGCCCCGACGTTTGATCTCGGTGGCCTATTCAACGCCGCGCCTACCTTCGCATCGGCCACCGTAATTGCGGCCCTTATGGCTGCTATTAAGCCGTATTGTAAGCTGTCGTTCCCGTCGGGCGATGTGATGACTTACAATGCGTCTAAATACTGTTGGGTTTTCTCATTCAACGGGGCGGAACGTAATGACGGCGACCTTTTTACGCTTCTGCTTGGTGGGGCCAACAGTGACCGGAAGATGGGGTGGGTTATTCCTCGCGCCGGTAAGTATCGGGTGACGCTAAAGCTCCGAACTACGGGCGCGTCCGCGTCGACTGGTATCGTCAGCTACATTGCGAAGTTCCCGTCCGGATGGACTCCGCCGGCTGCAAACTACCTTGCAGAGGCTTCCATGATCGCCGCGTCAAACCTGTACGACATCTGCCTCGCCTCGGCGTGGAGTTCTTCTCAGGCATGGTTGGAGCACACGTTTGAGTTCACCGCTGCGGCCGGCGAGAAAATCTGGCCGACTGCGTTTATGTACTCGGCAAGCGCCACAATCGATAACGGCCAGAGTTGGGCCAGTATCGAGCAGATCGGTTAAGCGCCGGGGGGCGCTGATTTTATGCACCGGGTGCAGTCGGATTGCGCCCGGTGCAATCTTTTGCCCGGCTGGGCGGGAAGGTGGTACGGATGGTAAGGGTTGGATCGGCGCGCATTGACGAGAACGGGCATGCGCGCGGCGGCGCGGCGGGCGATCAGACCGGCCGCGAGGTGATGGTGCAGGATTGGTACGACCACGGCCTGCTGAATCCGTGGGTGCTGCTTCGTCCTCTGGACGAGGCGGTCGCGGAGAAGATCGCGGCGTGCATGGAGATGGCCTGCAAAAACAACCTGATCGGCTACGATCAGGGGCAGCGCGACACGCTGTACGCGGCCGTCGCGGCGCTGGACTTCGACGTATCGAAGCTGACGGCGAAGAAGGTCGAGACCGATTGCAGCGCGCTGGTGCGCGTCTGCATGGCTTACGCCGGGGTCATCCTGAATCTCGGCGACACGAAGTTCACCACGGCGAACATGGCCGCGATCCTGGTGGCGACCAAGAAGTTCGAGCGGCTGACCGACAGGCGCTACGTCCACAGCTCGGCGTACCTGAAGCGGGGCGACATCCTCGTGACGGCGCACCAGGGGCACACCGTCGTGGTACTGTCGAACGGCTCTGCGGCCTTCCCGCTGGGCGGGCGCATCCTTCAGAAGGGCTGTTTCGGTCCGGACGTCGGGAAGATGCAGCGCCTGCTGACCGGGCTGAAGTACACCATGCCGAAAAGCGGCATCGACCACGACTTCGGTTCCGAGACGCTGGCGGCTGTCAAGGCGTTTCAGGCCGCGGCGGGGCTGGTTGTCGACGGCTCGATGGACACCGCGGACCTGGCGAAGCTGGTTAGCATCGCCGCGAACGGCTGGCCGGCGAAGCCTGTCACGCCGCCCGTCGAGACGCCGTCCGTCGATCCCGGCGGCGAGATCGTCTACCCGGTGCGCGGCATCTTCCCCGATGTCAGCGACAATCAGGGCGCCATCCAGAACTTCGACAAGTTCTGCGCGGGCACTGACTGTGCCATCTTCCGCGCCGTGCGGGGGAACCTGCTGGTCGACGCACAGGCGGTCCGCAACATGACCGAGTGCAAGGCGCGGAACTATCCATTCGGCGTGTATGTGTTTTTCAAGGCGCTGACCGCGGCCAGTGCGCGGAAGTTCGTGCAGAAGCTGTACGCCGCGACGGCGCAGTACGGGCCGCGCTTCTACGTCCTGGACGTGGAGGGCTGGTACCCGAAGGCGGCTGTCCTGGCGGCGATCGACGAGGCGCGGAAGCTGGGCATCACCTGCCTGGGCATCTACATGGGGTCCTATCGCTGGCGCGCGCGCTACAAGGCGATGGTCGCTGCACTGGTTGACTTCATCTGGTTGGCGAACTATGGCAAGAACACCGGCTGGTTGTCCAACATCCCCGATAACCCCTGCGCGATCCACCAGTACACCAGCGTCGGGCAGGTGCCGGGCATCTCAGATAAGACCTGCGACCTGAACCGCCTGACGGGCAACGTGCCGCTCTCGTTCTTCACCGGGAGACGGCACAGCGGCGTCGAGTATCCGGGCATCGTGCAGGCAATTGCAAAGGTCGCTGTGCGCCAGGGTGCGGGCACGACCTACAAGGCTCTCGCCACCATCCCCAAGGGCCGGTACGCGATCAAGCGCGACGGCAGCGTGGACGGCTGGCAGGCGGTCACTTACAACGGTATGGCCGGGTTCGTTGCGTCCAGCTACATCAAGACGGTAAATGAGGGGGCGAAGTGATCATGATGGAAAAGGTCATTCGGTGGTTCAACTGGGACAGCATCGCAAACTGGGGCGCGGGCGTGGCGGGCGCCGCGCTCGGCCTGGCGGGAGGTTGGGACGCCTTAATGAAGGTCCTGGTCACCTGCATGGTTGTGGACTACATCACCGGCATTTGGAATGCGATCAAGGAGAAGAAGCTGTCCTCCAAGGTGGGCTTCATCGGCATCCTGCGGAAGCTGACGATCTTCGGTGTGGTAATCGTCGCGGCGCAGGTCGACGCAGCGCTGAACCTGCAGGCGGTTTGCCGCACGGCGGCCGTGGCGTTCTACGCAGCGAACGAGGGCATCAGCGTGCTGGAGAACGCGGCCGCCATCGGCCTACCGGTGCCGCAGAAGCTGGTGGATATGCTCGGGCAGCTGAAGGACGGGGAAGGGAAGGAGAAGAAGAACTCGACTGAAAACATTGATAACTTCGGAGGAACTGGAACGGCATAGAGGAAAAGACCGCAGACAAAAACCCGCCAGCCTTACGGCTGGCGG